CGTGGTGCCCTCGGTGATGTTGGTGCTGTACTTGTTCGACAGCGCCGTGCCGAGGTTCTGGATCTCCAGAGCCCACACCGGGTTCATCAGCCACGCAGAGCGGCCACGGAACCGGACGGGCACCGAGCGGTAGACCTCGTCGAGGTCCTCCTTGAACAGCGCCGCAGCGGTGTCCGAGACGATCTCGACGTTGGTGTTCGCGTCGAGAGCGGTGAAGATGCCGAACGGCTCGTTGGTGCCAGAGCCCGTCGCGTGGGCTGCGCCCTCGAGACGGTCACGGGAATCAGCGAACATCATCAGCAGCTCGCCGGCGAGGCCGGGGATGTCCTCGGCGGACTCGAGCGACGCCATGATGAGCGCCTGCGCCTTGTGGACCGACACGGACGGCTGAGCGAACGTCGGGGAGTCGTCGGACACCTCGGCGAGCTGGGCGTCGAACGAAGCGGTGACGCCGGCGGAGCTGATGCCCTGCCATGAGGTGTCGCCGGGGCGGGTCAGGGTGACCACACGGGAGATGGCACGAACGGCGTTGCTGGAACCGGAGTTGGTCAGGATGACCGTCGGGTCCAGGTGCGTCGGCACCAGGAAGTTGCCGTTGGCGTCAGTCACGGTGGAGAGCGCGGTGCGCTCTTCCTCGGTCAGCCGGACGTGCTGTCCGGTGATGACCTTGCCCCACGCCGACTCGTAGGTCGGGGTGGCACGCATGATGATCTGACGAGCCCAGTCGCCGTCGGCACGGTGACGCAGCGCCAGCTGGCGGACATGCTCCATGTTCTCCGGAGCGTCGACCTTGCCCTCGAGCGAACGGGTCACAGCGTCAGCGAGCTGCTGCGGGGTGGCGCCACGGTCGACCATGACGTCGGCGGGAGCCGGCGAAGAGATCACCTGAAGGGAGGGGCGGGCTGCACGCGCGGCGGTGCGCTCCTGGATCAGCACCAGCTCAGCCTCACGCTCGTCCAGTGCGGACAGCTCGGCGTCGATGGCGACGATCTCGGCCTGACGGGCCTCGATCTCGGCGGAGTCCTCGGGGGACAGGGACCGCTCTTCGGTGAGGGCGGCGGTGGCGACGGATTCCATCGCCTCGATGGCGGCGTCGCGCTTGGCCTCAACGGCCTCGCGCTCGCCACGGAGAAGGTCAAGAGCCTTCATGGTGGTTACTCCTTGGGTCGACTCGCACGCGCTGCGGCGGCGAGGGTGAGAACAGCCCTGGGGTCAGGACCGCTGGAACCCGAGGTGCCCTCAGGGGCGGCGTCGGGGGACGGTGTCGAGGTGCCCGAACGGGCGGCGTCAACACCAAGGTCTGTGAGCAGGCGAGCCCGCTGCGTGTCGTCGAGGTCGGCCAGCAGTGACCGCACACCAACAGACGTCGACTCGTAAGCGGGGAACACGACCGGGCCGAGCTCGAACAGGTCAAGTTCCTTGATCGTCCGCACCGGGAGCGGGCCGCTGTCGTCCCACTCTTCGCGGGTGACACGGAACCGGAACGACATGCCGTCAATCGCGCCGCCGGCGATCGCCTGGCGGATCGGCTCGACACGCGGGTTGTCGAACATGCGGGCACGCACAAACAGGCCACGCTTGTCCTCGCGGATGTCCTCGATCGCAGCGATGGGCACCGAACCGGTGGCGATGTCGTGGCCGTGGTCGAACTGCACGACCGGCTTGCGTTCCTGCAACGTCTTGGCGAACGCACCGGGGGCGATGCGTTCCTCGAAGTTGCCCTCCCACGAGTTGATCTCGGTGGGCGAGTTGAACACGGCGCCGTAACCCTCGAGGGTGAACCCGTCGTCGGATGCACGCGTCTCGAATGTCACGGCACGGGTCAGCAGTGCCTTCGGTGCGTCAGTCATTGGAAACGTCCTGAGGGTTGGCAAACGGGCCGGGGACGTCCAAGTCGCCGCCCGCTTCGTTGATGATCTGGCGCGCTTCGTCGGCCGTGATGACGCCGTTCAGCACGCCGAGGTAAACCTTCTGGACCGACTCAGCGACCGACAGGTCGCGCGCCTGGTCGTCGCCGGGGATGCCCGGCTCGTTGTAGTCGTCACCGTCAAACGGCAGTTCGTCCTCTTGGGCACGAACCTCGTTGATGGTCAGCGTCTGGTTCTTGAGCCGCCGGTCCTGGATCTCCGAACGAGTCGTCGGATCAGAACGAAGGAACGCGTTGCGGTTGAACCGTGCGAACTGGTCACCCGGCAGCAGTCGTGTGAACGCCTTCTCAATCCGCACCAGATGCCCCTCAAGGCTGTGCTTCAGATACGCGAGGTCGTTCTGCGAAGCGTTCGCATAAGTCACCGACTGGCCGGACGTGGCGGCGTAGATCATGCTCGGTGGCACACGCCAGAACCGCGCCGACTCTTCAGTCGTGAACCGCATCAGGTCGATGAACTGCGAGTCGTTCGGGTTCACCATGATCGGCTCAACCTCGAGCCCCGCACCCAGCACCGCCGGCTCGCGATTGCCCTTGGTGGCACGCATCAACGACTTCTTGATGCCCTCGGCCTGCTCCGGCGTCAACGCCTGCTCAGACCTGACGATCATGCCCGGGTGGGCGCCGTCGCCGAAGAACCTCGAGCCGAACTCGCGGGCAGCGACAGCCGCGCCGATCGTCGCCTTTGCACGCTGCACCGGCGAGTCTGCGAACGGTGTGCCGGGCTTCACGAACCGGCCAGGCACATGCCACACATCACCGAACGGGAAAAGCTGCCGGTCCTGGCCGCCGATCGTCACCGTCGGCACACCATTCACAAACCGGCGCTGCGTCACCACATCAGGGTCGAGCAGTTCGATCGACGACGGCAGCGACCCGCTGTAGACGGTGATCTCACCGAACGCGTTGCCGTCCGTCAACAACGACTGCATCAACTGGTACAGCCACACGTCCTGCTCAACCAGCGACGACGGTTCACGAATCAGGATCGGCGCCGGCTCAATCGGGCGACGAGTCGACCCGACCATCCGCACCGCATCCAACGGCAACGACGACACAGACGACGCCAACGTGTCGATACACGCCGACGACGCAGCATGAGTCAACGCCGTCGCAGTCGACACCGAAACCGGCGAATACGGACCCGAGTCAGCCCACAGGTTCGCGTACTGCGACAAGTTGATCGTCGTGTCGCGTTCCTCGTCGCCATCATCGCCACGTCGGAGTAGTCCGCCGAACATCAGGCGTCACCATCCTCAACAGCAACACCAACCAGGAACACGCCCACACCGACACAGATCGCACCCAGAGCGACGCTCACGGTAAACCCGGCGACGATAGCGGTGACGATCCCAGCGGCCTGAAGGAAGGCGGCAACAGCATTGCGATGCATCGACCCTCCGGCCATCTCAGTAAGCGAACACAGGGGCGACAGACGGCACCTCGGTCGGCAACAAGGACCGAGCCACCGTCACCGCCTCAAGCGGGCAGATCGGAACAGTGGCGTTCCGCATATCCCACGCCCACGCATCACCCAACGGGCGATCCGCAGCATCAGCGACAGCCACGTCGAGCGGACCCTGACCGTCAGGCCGCTTCAGGCGACCCTCGATCACGTCGGTGAAGAAGCCGCCGCACGCGGACTTGTAATCCTGCGTGTTCACCGGAACCAACAACTCAGCCGACACACCAGCCGCACGGAACGCCTCGAGCACCGAACCCGACTGGGCAGCAGCAGGGCCGGCGTTGTTGAACCCGACAGCCAACGGCGACCAACGCTCAACCAGCTCGACCAAGCGTCCCGGCAACCAGCCGACACCCTGCCGGTGCTCAATCACCGCCACATACGGATCAGCAAGCGACCCCATCGACAGAGCGATTGACGACCACTCGCCGTCCGGTGCCACACCAAACGACAACGACATCTGTTCCGCCGTCGGCTGACGCTCAGGACCGAGCGTTCCCAACCACTTCTCGGCCGGGATCTTCGGCTCGGACTGCTCCGACACCGGCGGATACACCACGCCGAGACGTTCGATCGCGAACGCCTCCGGGGTGAGGATCGCTAGTTCGTTCTCCTCGACCCACTCTTCGGAGATACGCACGCCGAGTCCGGGGTTCGATTCATACCAAAGATCCCGGTCCATGATGTCGCAGCCGAGTTCGCAGCCCCATTCTGCGCCAAACATGGACCTGGCCTCGCCCGACAACATGCGATCCCTAATGCGATGTAACAGCAGCGACTCGGCCAGCGGCGCAGATGACGTGTAGATCATCTGCGGCGGCCCTTCTTCGTTCATCGACTGCGCCGACAACGAGGGAAGGATGGCTTGTATCTGGTCGTCCGACAGGAATAGTGCTTCGTCGAAAACGACTCTGGTCGGTGAGCCCCCGCGACCGGTCTTCTTGCCGCGAGTGATGAACTCGATGCGGCCACCGTTGTCGGTGCGGCGCATCGCTTCCTTGCCGTTCGCTAGGTAGAACTTAGTGACCCTGTCGAGGTCTTCGTTCGCTTTGACGAGCGTGACCATGCGTTCCATGTGGTCCGCGCTGGTCTTCTGTAGGTGCGCAGTGTGGATAATGCGTGGCTCGTCGAACAAGTAGAGAGCTGCGAGTTCGAGTGCTTCGAGGATCGCATTCTTGCCGTTCTGCCTTGGCAGGAGCAGCAGCACCAGGGTTGCTGCCCATGTGCCGTCGGCTCGTTCTGAGAGCATCTGATCAAGGCACCAACGTTGCCACGGGTCGAGGAACAAGCCGCAGGCTTCGGCGAACTCTGCTGCCTCTTCGCCGGCGGACGTCAACGCGCCGTCGGGCAGGCAGCTATGACGCGGGCTTTGCTCTCCGATTCTCACGCTTGCGCCTTATCTCATCGACGGACGACAACCCCTGCTCGGCGGGTAGCTCTGCGAGGGCGTCGATGACCGACTGCAACCGTGCTGCGACCTGCGCTACGACGCTGGAGTCTGCGACAGCCATGTGCGAGGCGAGGCTGTCGCGCATAGCTTCAAGAGCCGCGCGGCGGTCGCCGCTGCCGACCTTGTCGCAGAGTCCTGCGGCGTCGTCGGTGGTGCCGACGAGTGCCGCGAGGTTTCGAGAGATTTGTGCGTCGAGCGCCCGGAGGGCTCGTCGGGCTTCTTCGTCGCTGTCGCGCAGGACGGTGACCCGAAGTGCGACACGTTCGTCGATCTGTTCGCACGCTAGTTGTGCGAGTTCGACCGCGCCGTCGGCGACACCGACAGACCACAGTCGGGTCCAGGCATCGGTTCCTGCGGAGCCAAGCGGTCTGAGCGGTTCAGGTGGCGTCGGTGAAGTCATGCGGGTTGCCTGTCGCTTCAGAGACGGGCTTTTCGCCGGTGAGTTCTTGGTAGCGGCGACAGACCACGTCGACGTACCTGGGGTCCAGCTCCATCAATCGCGCCTTGCGGCCGATGCTGTGCGCAGCGATGAGCGTTGACCCGGACCCGCCGAACAGGTCGAGGACGACGTCGCCATTGCCCGACGAGTTGCGAAGCATGTAGCTGATCAGCTCCACCGGCTTCATCGTCGGGTGCTCGGCGTTCCTGGACGGCTTGTCGAACTCGAGCACGCTCGTCTGGGCGTTGTCGCCGTACCAGCACTTGCCGCCGCGACCTCGACGGCCGGCGCCGCCTGGGGTGTAGCCGAGGTAAATGTCCTCGTGGCGGTAGTGGTAGTCCGAGTGCCCGAGCACCAGCACGCTCTTGACCCAGCAAAGCCGCTGCCGGAACAAGCCCCGCTCAAGCAGAGCGTTCGCGAACGGCACACCTTGCGGGCCTGCCGGCGCAGCGATGTAAACGGGCCTGCCGGGCTTCGTGGCAATCAGCACGCTGTCGAACGCCCCCGACAGAAGCTCGTCCAGCCCCTCGGCTCCGTCGTTGTCAATGGTCAACGCGTCGGCGGTCTTGCCGACGTAGCTGACGCCGTAGGGCGGGTCGGTCCACACGATGTCGGCCTCGCCACCATCCATCAACCGTTCCACATCGGTCGGCGACGTCGAATCACCACACATCACCCGGTGGTCACCCAGCAGCCAAACGTCACCAGAGACAGTCTTGGCCGGCGGCGGATCAGGCACGTCATCCGGGTTGCCCTGCAACTCCGGTGGCTCCGGCTCAAGCCGGTCCAACAGATCCTTCAAGTCATCCGCAGACCACGCCGTCGCCGCCAGCAACGCTTCGTCCGCTTCCTGCACCTCGGCGATCAACTCGGCGAGCAGCGACTCGTCGTAGCCGCCAAGCTCCGCGGTGCGATTATCGGCCAAGCTAAACGCCTTCGCTGTCGCGTCGTCGTCATCGACCCACACCACAGCAATCCGATCCCACTTCAGTTTCGCCGCGGCTTGCAGCGTGTGGTTCCCGGCGATGACCGTGCCGTCCTTCAACGCCACGATCGGTTTGCGTTGCCCGAACATCTCGAGCGACTTCGCTACAGCGTCCACGTTGCCCCGGCGGGGGTTGCCAGGCATCAACTTCAGTTCCTTCATCGGAACCGCCAACGGCACCAGACCCTCAACGATCACAGTGGCTT